AATAGAAGAGTCTGTGAATCTTGAGTATGCGGCCAGGTTGGACCAGCCACCTGAGAACGTTGCTCCGGAGAATGTGCTCCTGTTGATGGCGTAGAATTTTGCAGCATTCTCAATGCTGCTGCTTGTTGCTGCTTTAAGCTCCTCACGGATGCGCGCACAGTCTTCCCGTAGCAAGCCGCGCTTCTTCTCAAAATCAACATGCTTTTTACGCATAGCATCAGCGGTGGCGGCTAGCTCCTCAGGGCTCTCCAAGAGAGCTTCCCAGAACCACACCAACGGCTCGAACAGGTCGTACCCATAGACCGTGCCCCCCCTTTCCTGGTTGAATGCTAGCTCCACAGAGCCGCCGCCAAGAAAGGGGGAGCAAAGTTCCGTTACATCGGATGGGACGAGGGGAAGAATATGCTTTACTGCACGGGACTTTCCCCCCGGGTAACGTAACGGAGTTTTAGCCATCGATAGTCAGATTGCCAATCTTGGTGGGGACCGTAGTCTGCCAACCAGTAAACAAGGTCTCATCTGCTGTCATGACGTTGCCGACGGTGGTCTGCACGTTCGCCTCTAGGGTGAGGAAGCCACGCTTGTAATCATACTGCTCGACCGTCTGATCGATGAAGTCAAGCTCGTAGATGTTCTCGGCGATAACGCCGGCAACGAAATAATCAAAGCCGGAAAAGTCACGCTCGTAATCTTCTAGCATGCTCTGACCACGCAGGTCATCAATTGCCTGATTGTCGAAACCAGTAGTGGTGATCACTCCTGCAACAGTGGTAGCAAAATCTGTCTGCTCCAAAACATCGTCAACATAACCATCGCGAGCATGGATAACATCGCCACCCGTTGAATATGTCAACGTAATCTTGGCATTGGTATCTAGCTCGGCCTCTCGTAACTTACTCTGTAGACTCATTTATTCTCCTTTGTTAATGAGTGGGGCACCTGTAACCCGTGCCCCCCTGCGGCTAATGTTTATGAACTTACACTCTTTTTTAGTTGCTGCTTAGCTGCGTGGCTCCGGACGTTGCCTTCAGTCAAGAGAGTGCCTTCGTTCACTCCTGTTTCCTGACCTAAGGCGAACACGTGGTCAAAGATTGTCACTCCAAGGTAGGAATGATTCTTAGTAATCTTGTCAAATACAGCCTGTTGGGATGTTTGAACCGTCTCGGGTGTTTTCGCATCTGTTCTAAACACATAAACACTTGGTTCGGTTGCTCCTGCGGCTTTTCTCGCCACCTCCCTGCCAAAGTCTTTATCGAACGAGCCGCGTCCAGGGGAACCTTGATAGATCTTCCAATCTTCATGAACATACTGTTGTTCTCCAGGCGTCCATCCTGACGGCTCAACTTTAACTGCACCCTTACCACGCTCCAATGCCTTCCGTACAACTTCGGCGCGGCTTTGTGGTTCACGGTACTCCTTCACCCCGTTGGTATGTTTTTCGATCGAGTTGTAAACCTCGGTGACGTATTTTTTTATGGTGGACTCTGTCACAGTGTGAGATGTCATCCGATACACATGATCGATGATCTTTTGCTTGCGCTTGCGGGTGTGCTCGTGGGCGGCGGCGGCGTAATCCTTGATCAGTCCGCGGATGAACTTCTTAATATCATCAGCACTAGATGCATCTGCCGGTGGGTGATCATTGGCGAGCAACTGAAAACTCGTGCAATTTTTCTGAATTGTGCGGATCAGCAGTGGATCCGTGATTACGTTGAGTGTGACAGGGATAGTAGAGTCGACATGCTTCTTCTCCTCACAGGTCCGCGCCAATATAATGCGCGTGCACCCATCCAGCACTTTCCCCTCCCACGTGGAATTAGGATCCTGGTCCAGGATAGCCCAACCAGCCGTCGTAATCCCCTTCGAACGAATCGACTCATACTTCTGTGTATACTTATTTGCTGAGATTTCTCCCACGCGTACCTGATCCAGGTAGAAGGTCGCCGAATTGCGTAAAGCAGGCTTACCCTGATCAACTCCTGGATGATAGAAGTCGGAGGTTTTCATAATTCGCTCCTCAACTTTACCATAGAAGCTGTTTGTAATATTGTTAAAGGCTTCTCCGGTTCGGCACGCCTCAATCAAATCAAACATTGTTTGCTCAGTCTTACTATTTGGAATTGCCATTGTATGTTCTCCTTGGGTTTAATTTAATCAAAAAAAGTTGAGACATCTGTATAACCCCATGCCTCCCTGCGGGTTAACTTCAAGTTTTCTAACCTAGAAGCTCGTTGAAGGCACTGTCCACCGAAGTGGTAGTAGCCTCCGTATTATACATTTGCGTCTCTGAGGATGCCTCCTCGGTACCACTCTCGTCAAGTAGGTAACTATCGAGCAACGTACCGACCTCTTCCGGGGTCTTGCGCTCAAAAAGAGTGTCAAGCTCAGGAATGTTGTCGAGCCACTCAGCGCATCGCTCAGTGTCGCCATCACTGCACAGAGTGGATGAACGACGACGAGGGGTAATCTTGGTCTGAGGGAACGTTGCCCCTGCAGGCTTGCCGTAGTGGATCACTAGGTCAGTGCCGGCTTCAGAATCCGTGATATCCCCGTACTCAGGATTGAGGAACAGGTTGAGCAACTGCTCATACACCATCTTGCCGAAGCCCCACATTCGCGGCCCTTGATCTTCCTCTCCACGCACGATTACGGGAGCGAAAAAGCGTTGACGAGCCATGAGGTTCTTCGCCATCTTGATGCTGTCCTCAGTACCCTCGTTGAAGAGCTTACGGATGAAGGAATCCAGTGGATCGTCCTCTCCAAAATTCTTCTTGGGTGAAAGAAACCCAGGGTTTTCTCCCAGGTTGTAGTGAAACCAGAAATCCTTGAGGGGATCTCCGTCTGCTGTGGGGACCAGACGAATGGTCTGCTCTCCGTCATTAGGACGCCAGAAGTTATTCCGACCTCCAGAACCTCGGTTCTCTAGGTCCACCTTACGTGCCCTAATCTTGTCTAAATCTAAAGCCATGTTGTCCTCCTTGTTTGCACTCGGCTAGAGTATGGTCGGTAAATGTCCCGACCATCTACATATAATATAACACTGTTTAAGCTAGTTGTCAAGCTTAAATTTCATTTATTTCGTTCTTGGATGACGGAAGAATACGCCTTTGAATAAACGTAATCCTCGTCGTATGAGGTGGGGTGAACGTAGTAGTTCACGTTCTCATTTGTATTGTTGTCTTTGATGTGCTGTTTGATCTTCACTAAGGTTTCTCTGCTATTCATTTTATCTCTCTGTATAGCAAAATAATACTCTTTTTCCTTCACATTGTCAAGAGAAAAAAACAAATCTTCTTTGGACCCCAAAGACGTTACGCCAAACGTATTTATCCTTGAGATCTCTGAGATTGGGGAAGCGTTGACAAGCGACGCTTCCGTGTGAGTAAAGACGTTCATCATATGATAGGATGATACCACATACTCACCAATGATATCATTATAATTCTCCACTGTCAACTTATCAGACAGCATTTCTTCTAGTTTTTTTCCATCAATCAAACAAACAGAGTTTACCACTCCTGATCTCGCATATTCCTGCAAGACATGGTAGACGGCCCGTTCGTTGAGTCTCTCCACGTCGTTCATAAAGAATTCATCAGGAATGAAGTAAAGAATGTCAACCTTTTTATCCCTCAGTTGATATAGAATTTGTAATGATGCTGCAGACTCAATCGAGTCGCCACTGAGCACGAAGAGGATCTCATCATCAACCTCCTTGAAGAAGGTTTTCAGACGTGGTGGTGAGGCATCGTACTCTTCGGGATTTTCACGCTCTTTAAGGGCGTGACATTTCTTTGCTCCCTTTTTGACGTCCTTCGAAATCTTATAGACGTTGTACTGAGGATACTTATCAAAGAAGCCGGCTAGTTGGGCGCCTGTTTTTGTTAATCCAATGACTGATTTCATTCTTCTACTTCCACTAAAAATACTCGGTGTCTAAAGGAGCCCTTTTCTGCCTTCTTGATCTCTTTAGCTTGTGCTGTTTCAATCTGACTTATTTTATGATGATGCATCAAGCACTCCAGAACTTCTAGGATATCGGCAGCTTCTTCTGCACAGGGATCCTCAAGAAACTCTTCTACTTCTTCTCGTAGTTTCTCTTCAAGTGACGCTGCATAATCGGTGTCTCTTATTAGGACACGCGATGAATAGTTTTTTCCGCTGCACTCTATGATTTCTATTATCCGATCCCTCACCAGTTTATTATAGACGGGCATTACATTCCACTAGATTGCCATAATCTCGTCCTATTTGGACGTTGGACATGAACTTACCAAACTTGGTGGTTTCGAAAATGCGTTGAACTTCTTTAATGTGCTTAAGCTCTTCTTTCGTTACGTCTAGCACTAGACTATCATGGATCATGAAGGATATAAAGCTCTTTTCACAGTTCTCGGAAAGATATTTATCGACTTCAATGGCTGCTGACATCGTGACGTCGTTAGCCGTGCTCTGAATCAAATAGTTGAGGGCGTGAAAGTCGTCAGCGGGGATCTCTCTCCCAAATGGTGTTGATACCACCCCATCTTTATAGTGCGAGTCAACAACGAAACGTTTCTTATAAAATTTTTGTGAAAGATAGTCTTTTGACTGAGGGTTATAGAGCCACGCAAAGATTCTCTTCTTTGATTCCTCTCTATTCTGAAGTCCTCGATAAACGTTCTTACCATTCCACTCATGGAGATCCTGATCGGGTTGTTCTTTCCCACTAAGTGCCAGAAACACCCTGAGTTCAGCCGCGTTGTAGTCTAGCTCCACGAAGCAGTCATTTTGAGGTTTGAGAATACCTCGGTACTTCTTAGCCATTGTCATAATGGGGAAACCCCCTCGACACGTGGTCAGGCGGCCCGTCTTGGTCTTGAACATATCATACAAAACCTGAGGGCTTGTTTTCTGTACTGTCTTCCAGAACTCCCGAGCAGGTCTTGCGTGAAGTTCTTTTTTAAGAGCACCTACATCAACGTTCAGCCGCTGTTTCTTAACCTTATTGATTAAGAAATAAAGCCCCTCTAAAAAGTCATAGTTAGGGGGCTTTTTGTAGGTGGAAAAGACGTGTTCTGTAATAATGTTTTGTAATCTCAAAAATTCTCTAAGAAAAATTTCTGGGAATACCTGTAGCACAGAGCGTTTTGAGATATCGACCTTGGCTATTTGAAGCGCTCTCATGTGCGCCTTCAGTTTAGACGAATGCTCTTCAATTGCTGTCTTGTGCGCTTCTGGAGCACACTCAAGCATCGACTTACCTCCAGCATATAGCTGAGCGCTGCTGACGTCTGGAAGGGATGAGCTATTGGACCACGTCCTCGTGAATGAGGGTTGCGGTTCTTCGTAGAACTCACCTTCTGAATAGTAGATGTCACCAAACTTTTGGAAACAGCTAATACGATCCTCCGTCGTCGACCATTGTCTCCATCGCCTCAGAAGGCGTCATCGAAGGGCGTGGTCCCGAGGATTCGGCTGGCGCGATGCGGGGCGTTAGCCCGTCTTGCACTGGCGCGAGGCGCCAAGGTCCGTCGGAGGGAGTGGGCGGTTCAGTGCCGGGTTGTGCAGGGATGCAGCAGGTAATGCCAAATAGAGATTTTTCTGTAGGAGGAGGCAAGGTATACTTCCGATAAGTTGTCTTAGTCTTATTAGCAATATAACTCACCGCAGCCAAAATGTCAACTGTTTTTTCAATAGTGAGCGATCTTTTTATGCCCCCCTCGGTCGTCACGGGGGGTTGTATAATTCCTGCCTCTTTGTGCCGCATCACATAGTACTTTTTGAGCCAAAAAGAATCTGTCACAGCCTTCGTCTTGGTCTGGAAAGACTCTGCATCCTCTTCGTCATCGGGGAAATAATAAACAGGAAGGCGTGTTATCTTCTGGGTTATCAACTTGGGGCCGCTGGCGCATTGAATAGTTTTTGTTGTTGTTGACGTGGGATAATCAGCGACGTAATCATTATACTGGCTGATGAAGTACCTCTTGAGTACCTCGATATCATACGGCACCACCAATTCATAGTAATGTTGAAAGAACTGATGGCGAGAAGTGACGCCATAAGCTGCCATATAATTCTTCATAACAGGGGAGGCAATATTAGCCACGAGGCGCCATGGCGAGTTTTTATCAATCACAAACCCAAACCTGCGAGCAATTGCCACGTAATCCTCAAAGACGGGACTGTCATAATATTTATCTACCTTGTATTGATCAGCGGAGTGCTCTGCAGCATCAATTTCCAAACACAGTCCGCTGCTATTGGGCGAAAGATATCCACTTAGGGTGAAGTTAGACTGTGTAAGGGGGTAGGGATATCCCAAGTCTTCATAAAAGCGCATAAAAGCTTCCACATACTCACCCATGTTACGAATGGGGGGATTTTTCAGCGCTTCGATCAAGTACCCTACGATAAATGTACGGTGAGTGTTTACCATGTGCTCGCGGTACAGGGCTGGAGCGCTTACCCACCCTCTTTCCGCCTTCATCTGGTGAATGATGGTGCCGTTATATCTATTTCCGTGGGTGCGTGTAATGGCTTCAGCTATATAACGCTTCATGTCTTCAAAAGCATCTACTACGAAGTTCAAGGCATGCACGGGGGTGCCGGTGTCACTATTCACGGATTTAAGGTGGGCCGGGAGTACTACGATCGGATCAAAATTTTCATCCACGCGCCCGTAGAAATAGCGCATATTATTGAAATCAATATATTCCGGAATGCGGGAGGTAAAGCGACGATTATACGCGGAGCGCTGTACAAAAAGGTTGCGTGCCGAGCCATAGTTATTACCATAGGGCATCCTTTAGCGGACTCCCCCTGAAAGACTACGTGTTTCAGGCTTGGCGCGTTGATCGCCCCGGCCCGAGGCTGCCCATATACATTCTAAGACGGTCTCAAAATCATGGGGAGTAAGCTCATAATGAACTTTTTGCACGGTATAGTACCCTCCCAGTCCCATTTGAGCTAAAATACTGAGGGGCTTCCCGGGGCCCGAACTCGGACTACCGAGCCCTGGGATGCTAGGGTTGAGGAAAATGGTCGAGCCCGGGTAGAATAAACTATTCCCCATCGTACGCACTGTTGCATTATAAATACGCTTCACTTGCCCGAACGATTCTTCAGTAGATGTCAAAAATTCCTTTTCTCGCTGTATGGGGATTTCGCTTTTGTTGAATTGAATCTCGTTAACAATACCCTTGTTTAATCCAAGCCCCAGGTGGTATACACCATTCTCAACGTCTTCTGCATAGTTTCCTTCCAGATGTGATAAGTCACTAGTGTAAGGGTATATAATGACACAATGCTGAGGGGCTTTATTAACCACAGGCGTCTCGGCTTTGCGCGCCGTCACGCTTCGTTTTATGCCCGGTCTTCCCCATAGCAAACGCCGGAGACCAGCTTGATCCACGGGCGTATCGGGATGCCATCTCCCGGAGGACTTTGCCTTTCGTTCAGACGAGGGACTGTCATACACTTTTTTGAGGGTGTTGGGAGGGAGTGCAACCACTTTGTATCCGAACTGAACTGAATAGTTTTTGTTTTCTACATTTTGACGCTCTATGATGGACGCAAAGGACTTTATGAGGGCACCCTCGATGAAATCTCTCAAGAAATTCATAAACATATACATTGGCTTTTGCTTGGAGATCACATGTTCTACCATCCAGTTGCAAAAGTAGTTAAGAGAAATAGGAATACTGGCAAGGGGGATAAGCTGTTTTCCCGCTACTGCATCTTTGAACAAAAAGGAGGTGAGGATATAGTTGATATCGTTGAACTCTCCTGGGTGGTTGCCCTGGATGATATCCACCAAAATATCCATCAGGTCCCCAAAATAAAAATAATGCAGCCGATAGGAGTTACAGCTTTTCGTATACCCATCTTGTTTATACCAGAGAGTGTTACCGTTCTTGCGTTGTTCCTTAACTCTGGCGCCAGTAAGGGCTCCGAGGCGCGCGTCATAATCGTCCGCTGTGGCTGCTTCGATCGACTGCATCAGCCGGAGTGCGTTTGTCGCTTGTGTGCCGTCGGCTGCTCCCTCGGGTGCTTTATGTACGGAGAGGTTCGATGTGCGTACAACGTTCACCATGTCGCCAAACCTCACATCTGTAAAATACAGACTATCATGACGCATAAGGCGATTGATAATATTGATATACTTTTCCTTCTTGCTGCTTAAGATTACTCCATTTTTTTTCTTTTCAGCATCTTTAAGCTGCTTTTCAAGCTTCTTGCGCTTATCATCAGTTAGAGAAGAGTCGCCCAGCTGCTTTCTTATCTTGGTGATCTTTTCTTTATGAGAAGCGGTTTTGCGTTTCAAAGTTTGATCGTACAAGATGTCCGCGCGTGGGCCGCTCAGTGTTTCGTCGATGCGACCTCGAAATTCTATCGAGAGATCTATCGAACCATCTTGGTTAAAGGAAAAGGTGTGGTCTATCTGCGATAGATAAATGGCAGTTGTCATATTTTTGATGGCGCTACGTAGCTCACTGGTGAACAAAGCGCTTGATCTAGGAGCAGACCACCCTACGACAAGCTTGATTTCAAAATGCTTAGGGTTATAAAACTCCTGTCCCGATTTATCTTTTTTCTTACGATGCTGTCGCCATACTAAGTCTAAGTAAGTGGGATCGTCGTCGGACGTCGTCATCGGATTGCCCTTCTTTAGCTGGGCGAGATGTTTGTCTGTTGCTAAGCTTTTAAAGTTCTGGAAGTGTAGTTCAAGCTGTACTCTCAACTCCTTCTTTGCCGCGGCAAGGTTAGTGCCCTCGAAGTCCAGACCTAGTTTGGTAATCCCCACCCCTGTTCCTCGTCCAAACTCGCCCTTGGTAATACTCCCGGGCGCAACTTTATTAACCTCAGTGAAATTTTTAAATATAAACTCTTTCTCTTTTACTAGGTCAGGGCGGCCGGGCTTGGGACGATATACTTTGTAAAGCCTTATCTTCGGCACAATCGCTGCACGTTGGTGGGGCGCGATGTTCAGGAGCGGTGCCATACCGGGCTTGGCCAAGAACTTTGTAATGGTGTCTTGAGGATCTCCAAGAATGTTTACAAGGTTCTTATATTGTTGCTTCGCAATGTTATCAGAATTGCGTAAGGCGAAGCCATCGACGTTGCGAATTAAAAATTGCTGCTCAAGATCGATTGAGCTTGCAGCATTCTCGTCGCTAGACCAGTCAGCGTGCGCCGTGGTTTGATCCTCCCGGAAGGTCTCACCGACTTCTAGCTCATGAGCCCTTTCTGCCTCATTGAAAGTGCCAACGACCCTAGCTGGGTCGCCGGATCTTTGGAATTTGAGAGCATCTCTAGCAATTTCTTGAGCGAAGGAGGACATGTTGCTGCTCTCATATATTGAGGTGTCCTTAGCCATCCCAGCAGCCCAGTCCCTAATTCCTAACTCGCCTGGCCCGATGAGTTCTTGGCTGTTGAATTTTGTCAGCAGTGCGCTGATATTCTTCACCATCCACCCGGCAGGTTCGACGTTGGGGTCTTCTACCCACTCCGTCTTGCCGGTATATTCAGCACCTAAATAGTCTTTGTAGAGTTTGCTCGACTGTGTAAGTGTTCGAGGAAAGCCTTCAGAGTCAAATTTGCCTCCCTCAAGGAAGAAAATCTTCTTCGCACCATCCTCATATCCTGCACGAATGCTCATATGAAACTCAACGCCATTTCTACAGGAGTGGGAACATACAAGACGTCCCCAACTACCAAGTGTCCTTCAGTTGGTTTCTGATTGAACCACGCGATCACCCACCAAAGGGTAGCATCACCATAGTACTCGTGAGCGAGCTTATAATACTTGTCTCCCATTTTCCATACATGAGTAATGGTGGTTATTTGTTGCATCTGCTCAGTGGTGGGGTAATTAAACTCCGCCGTGTCGAACTGAGTGGCTTGCTTGATCCCTCGATCTTTAAATATCTTACGATACGCTTGATCTCTGTTGACCAGGATGTTTCTATCGGAATATCTATAAGCCATAGTTTATCACTTTCCCTTTTTATCTTTCAGTATCGCCGCGGCGTGGGCGTCAGGAACGGAGGATCCCCCCTTCGGTGCAGCCTCAGCCTCGGCGCCTGTGGTCTGCTTCTGAAACCTAGCTCCGTATGGGAAAGCAGCGTTGGCGGCGCCTCGATCGGTCCACCCGAGGGGTTGCGTGTGGAGGACCGTGTAGGTACACGACAGATTGATGGCTTGGGGCAAGATGGCGCCGGCCTTGAAGTCCTTACGTATCCGGCTTGCTTCCTTCCTTTCAATCTTTCCACCCCTCTTTTTCTTTGCGATACTTCCATCATCAGCATTGTAGAATCCAGCCTCTATAACAGGTGAGTAGGTAAAACCCGAAACGGTCCCCACGAGCCCTGTGCCGAGGGCAGCATCCGTTGTAAACTCGTTTGCTAGGTTCATGAAGTGCATCTTAAACAATGGTGCGGCCGTTAAAATATCAGCAGTGCCGGCGCCTGAGTTTTCATAGACAGGATAAAGCATCTGTAAAAGTAAAGATACTCTCTGCATGTTCCGATATGCTTCATAAGCACTATAAGCTACCACATCCCACCCAATAGTGATGGTTCTCTCAGTGCCCTGGAACGTCATGATGGGATCCATCCGACCATAGACAGTGGTCTTGTTCCATTTGGACTCGTAGTCGTCATCGAATGTGGTCAAAAAGGCTTTGAAACTCACCATCTCTCCCGTAGGAAGATGGGTAAACTTGATCACTTGATTGAGTTTACTAGCTAGAGCGTCCGTTACGTCGCCGGAGTCCCATTTCAGGAGCGGATTGTCATCTGATTTCTTCTTCTTGCCCTTCGCCATTATTTTAGTTGGTCCTCAATAGCTTTTTCACAACAGGTTCGATACGTGCATCAATTTTCGTTTCTAAAAAGGCTGTAAATTCGCGGGCGGCTCCATTTTTATTACTGATGACGAGCTTCACTGTTTCGGGAAACGCTGACTGTGAAGGTACCGGAGTAGCTGGACGGGGTGCAGCAGCTACGGCAAGCTTGCTCTCGTCATATTCCACGACGGTGCGCACAAGCTTATCTACCACGGGGGTGCCCCCTAGTTGTTCAAG